TCATCCATTCAGCGCAATATCGGTTTTTTCATGCATTCCTTCAACTGCGGGACCAAAAAAAGCTTTGACAGAGCTGGCCACTACTTGGCTGGTGGCCATAGGAACAAATTTCCTTTCAGTGCAGAAAATGACGATGCCGCGTTCCAAGCATTATACGACTGGCGAATTCGGCATAAGATTCCACAAAACGATATTCGAACGCAGCTATTGCGAACCGAACGATCATTGCGTTTCCGTTCCAAGCGAATCATTGCTACCAGATTAAAGCGCGCTACCTCAATAGTTAACAAATTGCGTCGAGAAGCGGGTATGGAATTAACGCAAATGCAAGATGTTTGTGGTGCTAGGATTGTCTTGAGAAATATGGAAGAACTCGCAATCTTTCAACGAAAATTCGCGATTGATGCTGAGTCACGTCAATCAAGATTCATAATTAAAAGCACCAAGAATTACATCAATAGTCCGAAATGTGACGGTTACAAAAGCATCCATATCGTTTGCGGTTATCGACCCACATATGTAAAGGAGCGAAAAGGCTTGCTGGTTGAGGTTCAGATCAGAACCAGGTACCAACATATTTGGGCGACCGCGGTTGAAGCGATGGGTCTTTATACTGGAGAACAATTAAAAAACGGCACGGGTAATCCAAATAACATTTATTTCTTTAAACTTTGCAGTGCGGCTATATCAATTATTGAAGGTACTGAGGTTCCCGAGGAGTTCAAAAACACGTCTCGGCAAGAAATCAGAGACAAGATTAGAGTGCTGGAAGGGGAAACTAAAGTCCTCACCCTTTTGAACCAATTCAGCATGTTGGACAATTATGTAGAAAACAAGCTCGCAAAAGAGGATCTGGGCAAAGGGGTTGGATATTTTTTGTTTATATTCAATAGAGCAGAGTTAAAGCTGCGGGTAAGACCGTTCCTGAAGCGAGATTTCAAAAATGCAAATAAAATCTATAATTCATATGAGGAACAGGTCAGGAAAGGAGCACCATTAGACGTCGTGTTAATCACTGCGTCCGATCGTAAAAAACTCAAAAAGGCGTATCCTAACTATTTTGCTGACACCCGTCAGTTCTGTTTTCTGATCAGAAAGTTTGGATTTGCCGATTAGTGTTGCGTTTTTTGCAGTTTTTCACTACTATGTATTCATAAGGTCTAGCCGGGTTCGATTCCCGGGCGTAAGCGATAGGTATCCGCAGACTGTTCTAAACGGCCCCTCTACATGAGGGGCTTCTAATTTCCGCAGCAACTACGTGTTAATTGATAACACGTTAGCTTAGTTAGATTGTCATTTTTATACATTTTAAGCGACAATTTACTCGTTGCATTCGATACCCGGTTCGAAAGTGTGCCACTACACTATTCAGAAAAGCCCTGGCGGCTCTCTGTTCACGTCCCAGCTGAAGATGATCACCTCGGACCGGTCTGCGCCTTCCCCTCCCCCGACCGTATATTTGATATCCGTCTTTTCAATAATAAAATCCTTAAAAAGCAATCGGATATCCGGATGATCGTTCAATGTGACGATGGCCTTCCCTTGCAGCTTACGCAGGGCCTCGGCCAGCAGCTCGTACTGCTCCCATCCAAAATCGACCCCATACCCTTCAGTCTGCCAGTACGGCGGATCCATGAAGAAAAACGTGTGCCCTCGGTCGTACTTCTTGACACAATCAACCCAAGACAAGTTTTCAACATAGGCGCTGGCCAGCCGCAAATGCGCCATTGATAGTGTTTCCTCGATGCGCAGCAGGTTCAGGCCCGGCGGCGCCGTCGTGGCCGTGCCATAGGTCTGCCCCTGGACTTTGCCGCCAAAGGCGGAATGCTGCAGATAATAGAACCGGGCGGCGCGCTGAATGTCCGTCATTGTCTCTTCCGGCGTAATCTGTAGCCACTTGAATATTTGCCTGCTGGACAGCGCCCATTTAAACTGCCGTACGAACTCTTCCAGATGGTGTTTTACAACCCGATAAAGGTTCACCAGATCCCCGTTTACATCATTCAGAACCTCGACCTCCGCTGGCTGCTGCCGCAAGAAAAACATTGCAGCGCCGCCGGCGAAAGGTTCGACATAGCACTGATGAGGCGGGAAATAAGGCAATAGCCTATCGGCCAGACGTCTTTTACCACCGATCCATGGAATTATTGGCATACTCATTGAACATCCTTCATACGTTGTTACGCGGGAGAGTCACCGGGGCTTCATGCAAAACCTGGCATAGTTCCCGTTATGCTGATACGCCTGGCGCTGGATTGCTGGCGGCGTGTCGATTACCTCTTGCGCCGATCCAAAGATGATCGGCATAGCGATTTGGCAGTATTCAATCCCGGCCGGCACCTTCCTCTGGGTTCCGCACCCAGTCACGAATAAGCCCAGCAGTAATATCGCCGTCAGATTTGAGACTCGTTTCAATTTCATTCTCCCGGGCAGCGACGCGCGCCGCCTCCTGTTGGACATAGGCTTTGGCGTCTCGCGCCTGGCGCTCCTCGGCTTTACCGGTCGATTTGACCTTGAAGTAAGCGCCAAACAGTGCAAATGCGATAGCCGCCGCCCCGCCTATCCAGCCCCAAAAGGGCGATAAAAGAGATATCAGGGCGTCCATGCTATACCTCGGCGTAGAAAGGCAGTTGTAGGCCCGCATTTAGCGTTCCCCGCACCTTGGCGGCAGCTTCCTGCTTGGTGATGTGCCCGTTGTTGTTTACGTCCAGCCCTTTATTCTGGGTATAGGCCAGCGTTCCACTGCGGAATAGGACATAGTCAGGCTCTTTTCCAACCGCTACAGGCCATAAAATGGCCATATACAGGTCTTCAAGTGTTTTCATCCTGCCTTTGTAGGGCTGGAAGTACTTTTCGACCCAGTCCAGCTGCTCAAGTGCGGACATGCCCGCCAGCGCCGATGTGTTGGTACCCATTCCTTTAGCGGTGGCCGCCATGAACTGAATCAGACCGGTACCGCTGCTACCCGCCATGTTCCGAGCGTTCGGCAGAAACCGCATTTTCGGCCCGGTCTCCCATGCCATGCAGGCCATCAAATGATCGGGATTCACTCCCAACCGGATCGATATGTCGATCACCTTCAGGCAGAACTCCCGCGTCACGTTGCTGTGACCCGCCCACGCCAGCCATCGCTTCGGCGCCGTACTCTCGGCTTCGCTCGATGAGCTTGAATTGCCGGATGGTGCGGGCCACCCAGGACGCGGCGATGAGTCCGTAACCATTTGCACCACCGACGTTGTAGGTCCCGCCTGTGATCTTGTCAGCGGTCAGTTTGCCAATGACCGCATCGTTAATGAACACCTGGCCATTGGATACGACGAACGGCGAAAATAGCTCCGTTCCGGATCCTGACCAGACAGCGAACCGGTCCGCCCAGACGTTGTATGAAGACTGAAAGCCCTCGCCATCTGGTGTCGATTCAATTCCCAGACCGGTACCGGCAAAGACTCGCTTGCCATTAGCGGATGCAGCGAGGGCTGCGAGGTTGGGGTTAATGCCGCCAGTGGTATCGTTCCAGCTATAGCCCAGCATTTCGATGTTGAACGTACCTTCAGAGCGAATACCAATGGCCAAGTTCTCCAGGTCATTGATATCGTAGGCGCGGAAGCCCGGCGCTTGAGACTCGAGCACACGGATAGCACCGGATTGCAAGCCGAACGCGCTGTCAGTTGCTACCTGATCAGAAACCAACACGGGTTTGCCCAGCGTGCCAGGCAGACCGCCGTACACAACAATCTCGGATTCACCGTAGATTTGCGTGGTAAGCGCATCGTCCACGATATCGAAGTACGTGTCGGAGTTCATAACCCAAAGGGCAATGCGACCGAACTTGTCACCGAACTTGCGCATACCGCGAGTCAGCGCTTTGCGGCCGTCTGTCGCGATGTCGCCAGCGGCAATCATGTCAGCATTGCCACCAATGGCTGCCCCCAGAGCTGCCAAGGAATACTGCAAACGGCCGACCATGAGCGCGTCAGCCATATCCTGGCCAACGATCATGGCGAACTCTTCGGGAGTACGGGCACGTCGTTTAAACGCTTCCTCGGTGGAAGCATAAGGACCATATTTATATGGCACCTTCACGCCCACGGCCTCGCCAGCGCCGATTTTCTTCGGGGTAACCACGGCTGTGGAGTTCACGTCCCGATGTTCAATCGAGCCGCCGACCTTGTAAAAGGCGTCTTTCTTCAGATCGCCTTCAATAGCCTGGCTCTCGTACACAATAGCGCCGTTGGAGGCGGCATTGAATACGTTCAGGTTGTCTTGGATGCGCTCCAAGTATGCGGTTTGTGCGAGCTGATTGTAAACAATCATGTCGCTGTTCACTGTAGTAGCCATTTGGCTTCTCCTTATTTAGGTAATTTCAGGTAGGCGTCTTGCCCGTGTTCTTTCACGAACGCGGCCACATCGGCAGCATTCATATCACTACGTTTTTTCATTCCGCCCTTGGTACCACGGTCGCCGGTTTCGCCGGCTCCTGTCGCCTTTGGCCACAGGTGTGGTGCGCTTTCACGCAGAGCTTCTGCCCATTCGAGCGGCGACAATGGCGTTTTGGCGTCTTTGCCAAATACAACCTGCCCTTCACCATCCACCGCAACGGCCTCGCCGTTCTCGTTCAATGTGAAGGTACCTTTGGCGCGCAGGATAATATCCTCGGCAGCCTCTGGTATCGCTCCTGCCTTCTGTGCGGCCGTGCGGATAGAATCAGCCAGGACCTTGTCCCGGAATCGATTTGCAAACGCTTCGGCCTTATCTGCACGGTCCTTCTCGGCAGCTAGGGTTTTGTCATACTCCGAGCGCATACGCTCGGTGCGTTTATCCAGAACCACGTCAATCTTGCCTTCGGCCAGCAGCTTGGACTCTTCATCGGTTGGACGACTCCATCGCGGTACTGCAAGGCTTTGGTCCCCCGCAGCGCCCGCACGATCTCTGGTGTTGTCTGCCCGGCAGCGATACCCTGCCGCATAGTAGCCAAGACCCGGTCTTTCTGGTCTGGAACGATCTTGGCCAGCATATCCTTGACCAGCTTGCCGGTCACAGGCTTCTCCATGGCGGCCTGCAATACCTGTTTCGGCGTCCGCTTGATCTTGGGAACATCATCGAAAGCCTGCGAAAGCAGGTCTTTCATGTAGTTGAATTCGTAGCCGGCCATGGACAAGGACGAAGCAGCCCACTCAGCGCTTATCGCCTGATCCAGAGCAGCGGCCCAACCGTCAATTTCTGCTTTAAGCGCCTTCAGTCTGCTGGTTGTGTATTTCCCAGCTAGAAATGCCTCCATTTCCCCAGGCGCCAGATCCTCCAGCTGTTCCGTCAGCTTTGACGTCAGCTCCCGCGAAAACTGGTCAATCTTCTCATTCATCGCGTTGACCACGGACGTGGAGGCGCGATATCCGTAGGATGCATGCTGGCTCAGTGCGTTAACAATTGCCTTTTGTGCGGCAGCAAAATCACTCTTCTTTGTCATGGATCAAACCGCCTGGGTTTTCAATCTTGGGCGCTTCCTCGTCATACCCATGCTCAGGGAGCTTACCCGTGGTCAGATACTGCCAATAGCTCTCCCAGCTGATCCCACCCGCGAGCACTGCCTGCTGGAGCTGGCCAAGCACCTGCGGGTCGATATCCGGAATGTTGAATTCAGGCTTGACCGCGAACGTAACCCCTTTGGGATCCCGTCCGGTCCATTCTGCGGCGAAGCGTAAGGCCTGTTCGACTGCCGCAGCGGCTGTCTTTACGATGCTATGCAAAGTGGCGTGCTGGTCGTTTTGGCGCGATTGGCGTGCCTCGCCGGATTCGACCCCCGACATATCCATTACCTTGGCACCTGCCTCCAGGGCGGCATTCTTCTGGTCAGTCATTGCCGTTCGTACGGCCTCGATGCCTGCGCCTTGAAATTCAAGGTAGCCACACTGCCCATTCTTGCCAAGGTCCCACGCTGCCGAAGGTCCAGTAACAGACAGATCCGTATCATCATCCATGCCCGACACCCACGGTTGCGGGTGACTGGTTTGATGCAAAGCGGTAAAGTAGTCTGCGCTCAATTGGTACGACTTCAGGGCGGCGCGTCCCATGCTGAGCAATGGGATTTCGTCAACGTCAACGCTGTTATTCGTTGGCCCGCAGTAAATCACGGGGATATACTTCAATGCTCCGCGCCCGCTGTGCGCAGTCAGCAGTGACCGTTCTTCCTCGATGACTTGGTCTTTCTCGTCCAGCACTCGGGTAATACAGACGCCATCCGCGATCTCAAACACGCGATAGACGGTTTCCATTTCGTGGCTATAAATGTCACTCGGGTCTTTCTTTCGTGTTTCTCGGAAAACGGACAAGATCAGATCCCGACGCCCGCCTTGTATCCCTTCCGCCCAGTTTGTTGCGCTGGTCGCTCGGTAAATACTGACATACGGACGGCCTTCGTCGTCTACATTCACCAGTAGCGGCACCCTTCCATGTCCCATCGATTGACGGACAATGCGCAGGAATAGGTCTGTCAGCCCGAAACCGTCGTCAGTCACGTTTTCGACCAGATCTTCCATGCCGCTAGGCAGCTCTACCTCTGGCGTCAGACGTGACACCAGCCCCATCATAGAGCGTTGGCTGTCCTTCACCCAATGCTCATATTGCGCCCTGTCTGCGTAGTTCTTGTACAGATAGGTGTTTCCAATTGGGTCCTGCTTCTCTGCTTCTACCATACCAGACGGCTTCGGCAGATACGTGGTCAAACGCTTTTTGATCGCGGCCTCACCGTCAAGCGCGTCGTCCATCAGTTGCCACTCTGCCAGGTGTGCATCGTATTCAGGGTGTGTAGTGGTAACCGGCATTACATCAAGCCTCGTATAGTTCGTGTACCGGCGTTGAATCTCCGGATTGGGTAGCGTTGAACGATGAAGTATCCGCCGGCATCATTCGGGTGATCATAGTCACCCTTCTTGTCAGGCTCGCCTTTCTCGTTGTAAATCTGTCGTTCCAGTGCCTGGGTGTATTTCGGGCACTTGTCTGTATTCACCAGAAGCCTGCGTTCGCTGTACGTGTTGCAGAGCATCGCGTTCATGCTATTGATCCGGTCTTTCACCGCTGGGTTGCTGGCGTTCACACGTACGGTAAATCCTGCCTTTTTCAGCAAAGCAATGTCCGACTCGCTGGCGTTGTTCGTCTTGCGACTGTCACCCGAGGCATCTGGATACGGTTAAAATTGGTTTATGGAAAGAGCGTACTACCTGCTCAACATTGCGGCCCAGGTCGCGCTGCGTCGTATCCGCAGATTCGCCACGGCGTCCTAATACGAGTAACCGCACCTCGCCTTCCTGTTCGGCAAGCGTCTCTACCAAGCTACCGTGGCGTTGGCGAACATCAACTTGTGCAGTACCAGCAGCAACCGCCCTTTCGCGCAATCTATTCAAGAAGATACGTCCTTGCTCTCGCGAGTTTCTGGTACGTGCTTCGTCCTCGTCTGTCAGCTTATTAAGCAAGCTCTCTTGGGCATCGAAGCCGATTGCCCCGCTATGATCCTCACTCGAGCTTCGCTCTAAATGGCGGTCAATGACATGCAGGAACTCTAGCGGCGCGCCCATGCGTTGAGCGGCCCATGCAGCATAGTCGGCCACGTAATCTGCATATTGCGATTGGTCAACGCAAGCCAATACTTTGTTTTCATATTTCATGGTCGTATCTCCCCTTAGTGGCCTATTAACATATCGTCACTACCGTCTTTATCATGGATAGCGAATTTGTCTACCATCGTAGCGCTGGCTTCGCTCAATCCAATTACTTCGACCTCTGTTGCTTCTCGCCGAAACTTGATCACTACTTTATCTAGGGCGCTGACGGCGGTAATATCCCAGAAATGTGTACGGCTCACGTCGATGCGCACTTTATCAATTACTTCTTTGTAGTCAAAAGCGTTGATAAATCTCTCCGCCGAGGCAAAGAACACCTGACCGGTTACGGTATAGGTGCGCATACGACCTTCGTCTTCAGTTTGCGAAGAGACGCGCAGAATCTGGCCCACTTTATGGGCGAAAAAGAAGCCTGATAGCAGCACACCAACCAGTACGCCTTTAGCCAAGTCATGAGTAGCCACCACAACCAGTACGGTAGCGATCATGACCACGCTGGAACTCTTGGGATGCTCGCGTAGATTACGAATCGATGACCAGCTGAATGTTCCGATCGATACCATGATCATCACTGCAACAAGCGCAGCCATAGGAATCTGAGCCACCCAGTCACCGATAAACACAACCATCATCAATAAGAAAATACCTGCCGATAGAGTAGACAGTCGACCTCGACCGCCAGACTTCACGTTGATGACCGATTGACCGATCATTGCGCAACCAGCCATGCCGCCCAGAAAACCGGAGGCGATGTTGGCAATTCCCTGACCGACACATTCCCGATTTTTATTACTTGTGGAATCGGTAAGTTCATCAACAATGGAGGCTGTCATCATTGACTCCAACAAGCCAACGACAGCCAAGGTCGCGGAGACCGGGAAAATGATCTGTAGTGTCTCCAGCGTTAAAGGTATGTCTGGTATTAGAAATACGGGCAAGCTATCGGGGAGCTTGCCCATATCACCAACAGTGCGAATGTCCAGTCCAAGTACCAAAGACACAATTGTTAACACGACGATCGCAACCAATGGGGAAGGTACTGCTCTGGTGATGTAGGGAAACAGATATATGATCCCGAGGCCCGCAGCTGTCATGGCATAGACATGCCAAGACACATTAGTCAGTTCGGGCAGCTGCGCCAAGAATATCAATATGGCTAAAGCATTTACAAAGCCAGTGATAACTGAACGCGAAACGAAGCGCATCAGAGCGCCAAGTTTGAGCCATCCCGCAAGTATTTGCAGAACGCCAGTCAAAACTGTGGCAGCGAGAAGGTATTGCAGCCCGTGATCTTTGACAAGCGTGACCATGAGCAGAGCCATCGCGCCGGTGGCTGCAGACACCATACCAGGGCGCCCGCCCGTGAAGGCTATCACAGCCGCGATACAGAACGAGGCGTAAAGCCCCACTTTGGGGTCAACGCCCGCAATGATTGAAAAGGCAATTGCTTCGGGGATAAGTGCCAGCGCAACTACGAGGCCCGCAAGTAGATCGTTGCGGACATTGGAGAGCCAGTCCTGGCGTAAGGATTTCATCATTCTTTAATTCCGTTGTACAGGCTTGCCATTGCTGGCAGCTATAGGGGATGCATATGCATCTTCCGTGCCAACGGAATAGAGAACTATACCCCTGAAATTTTCCGGGGCAAGAAAGACGCAGTAAATGGGACAGTAGCCTCGAGCGAACGTGGAGTGTCGTTTTTATAGATGGTTCGCAGCGAGATTGAGGCTTACAAGGGTGGAAATTCCGATTTCTGGTCTTAGGTCAAATTGTGGATGCAAGTGTAACCTATGGCGCCAATGTCGTCAATTCAGGCGACCGTCAACTCATTTTAGAAAATAGCAGCTCGATCTCAAAAGTTAAAGGATGGATATCAAAAATGAACTATTACCTCGATACCGAATTCGATGGCTTCGGCGGTGCGCTGCTGAGCATCGCACTCGTCCGGGAGGATGACAAGTCGCTGTACCTGCTCTACGCCGGCGTGCCCGTCAAGGATCCGTGGGTACAAAAGAACGTCGTTCCCATTCTACGGGAGTTGCCATATGGCGAGACCATTTCCAATTGTGGCCACTTTGGCGGCGCTTCACGCATAGCCCAGTTCCTGTGCGATGATCCGTCCCCGCATATACATGCGGACTGGCCAGACGACGTCCGGTACTTTTGCCAAGCCATCATCACAGGCCCTGGCCAGATGGTGGCAATCCCACATATCACTTTCGAAATCCACCGCGTCGACGCCTACCTCACCACCCTACCTGGCGCTGTTCAACACAACGCCTGGTGGGATGCTATGGCGCTGAAGTACGCACTAACAAAGGAAAAATCATGCAATTTGAAATCGTAAACCCATCCGATCCATACACAATGAAAGCTGACGACCTGCAGGTTGCTGCTGTCGCGATTTGCCTTCTCGGTAACGGTCAATACATGTTGAAGGGCTTGGACGAGGATAAAGGGCAAGAGGTGCCGTTCTTTTTCTTTGGCGGTGCTGATGATTGGTTCACCGAAAAGTTTGGTATGAGCTACGAAGATACGGCCACCCAAACAATCAAGAATCGAAGCGATTCCTTGGCACAAGCGCTCGAGTCCGTCACCCTCGTAGGGTCATATCAATCAAGCCTGAACGATATCGGTGGTCGTGCACTATCACTTGCCCGGACTATCCGAGACTACGCGAAGTCGACTGACGCAGCCACAGAAGCCTGATATGGACTATTCCAAAATAATGCTCAAAAAATTAGATGAACTGGAAGCGCTGGCGCGGGCGGCTACACCTGGGCCATGGCTATTGCAGGACAGTTGTTCCTGGCGCCGGATTGGGACTGATCCCGGATCCTGCGGCGACGTCCTTTTGCCTGTCGTGCAAAGCGATGGTCAGCCGGATATCTCGGCTTCGCGTGGCAATCTTGAGTACATTACGGCCGTTGACCCCACTACGGTCTTATCCATAATCGAGCTGGTCCGTACGCGCGATACCGAGATAATCCGCCATCAGGAGCGTTTCGACATTCTTGTTTCATCTGTCGCTGCTGCTCTTGAACGCGCCGGAGTCACTTCGGTAGACGATCCCGGCGAAGCCATTGACGTGCTGGTCGCTGACAAGGACGGGGAAATATCTAATTTGCGGCAGATATTGGAAAACTTGGTCTGCGACCACGACTCACCGTTGGATGCTGCCACCACGACCTACTTCTGGAATCAAGCCCGCTTGGCACTGAATAAGGAATAAAGATATGTCAGACGAAACACTACACGACCGGTTGTGCGCGATGGCAAGCCGCTGGCCAAAACATTCCCAGGTTCAGATTGACCTGCGTGAAGCAGCAGACGCCGTAGCGCTGGCGCACCTAATATCTCAGCCGCCGGCGGCCAATCCGATAAAACTTCAGCATCTTGCGGTAGCTGATGAGTATGGCTTGCGATGGATGAGCGGGCGCAAAAAGCCTGATGGCGTCGATTCAATCGAGCTATACGCCATGCCTAATTTTGGCCGTGCACCATCCGTGGTTTACGCAGCCCCCACTCAGCCATCGCCCGCCGAACCGACCGACGAAGAAATATGCAAGGTTGCAGAGAAGCACTACGGCACATGCATGACCGCGCAGGAATTAACGTTTGCCCGCGCTATCCTGGCTCAATTCACTCAGCCACCCCCCGCCGAATCCGATAAGGAATCGGAGGTCAGCGCCACGGCAGGAATGAATTTGGGTCAGCGAATAGCCCACGTGGGAGGCAGAACCAACGCGCATGGATACGTAGAGTTCGGCAGCGAAATGGCGGTACATGCGTTGATTCAGCACGTATTGCGTGATCTGAAATCCCAGCCAGCCCAGCCGAGCGATATCACAGAAGGATTGCGTCGTCTTATGGGCGTGGTAAATGCTTATGAGAAAACTACGGGCATAGGTGGTTGGTATGCTGAGCGCATTCAAGAGGTTTGCAACTCCATTTCCCAGACTGCGGGCCTGGGTGTGAAATTTGGACTCGGAGACGGGCGAGAAAATCCTTTAGCAGCCCAGCCGAGCAATAGTCAGGCAGAGCCTTCGGACATCGATCTTGACCGCGCCCTTGCCATGGCCGATGAACATGCGTTAGATAGTTTGGAGGATGGCACACGGTTATTGGACAGAAGGGGAATTCTCGCATTTGCGAGAGACGTTTATCATTTCGCGGTAGATACGGAGATGCTGGAAGACGCCTTGAATACTGTTTCTTGGCTTGAACGCCGACTTAAACCAGGCTACGGCAATCAACAATTCGTACAGGAAACAATCGCACGGCTGGAGAAAGCCATACGTGACGAGCGGGAGACATCATGAAAGAACGCCCCATCCTATTTTCAGGCCCTATGGTGCGCGCCATTTTGGACGGCAGCAAGACGCAGACACGGCGGATTGTGAAACTGGATATTTCTGGCCGAATCTCACGCGGAGGCCGCAATTGGCACCTTGAGGATCCAAATGTTGTCCAGGCCTGCCCATACGGCCAGCCCGGCGACCGACTTTGGGTGCGCGAGACCTTCGTCCAGGGTTATGAAACGGATCCTGTGACAGACAGCTTAATCATGACTGATGCAGCAGGCAATGAGCTTCCCAAAACTACGTGGTATCGGGCGACTGATGACATTACCTGGGCCGATGAAGACGGATGGGAAACAAATGTCCCATGGAGCCCCAGTATCCATATGCCGCGTGTAGCCAGCCGCATTGATCGGCTTATCAAGTCCGTGCGTGTGGAGCGCCTGCACGATATTAGTGATGCAGACTCTATCGCAGAGGGCGTAGATCGTACGAACACCAGCATTGCCGGTTATGCCCGGCAGCGATACATGGCGTTGTGGGAAGCGACATACGGCGCCGGATCCTGGGAGGCTAACCCGTGGGTCTGGGTGATCGGATTTGAAAGGATAAAACCATGAAAGAGGTAATAGTGGCCGCTGCCATCCGGCATCCCGATGGGGAAATATATGCTTTACCTGCTCCCGCTCGTCACTGCCATGTTATCCAAATGATGTTTGAAGATAACGGGCGGAACGGTGAACACGGCATAAACACTCAAGATCAGGGGTTTCTGTCCAGTTACGGCCGGTACGTTGACCGTGAAGAAGCTGCAAAAATAGCTGACCGTGCCGGGCAGCTCAAGATTAAATATTGCGGTGCTCCCACTTGCCTATTCTCGGAGGACATTTGGTGATCGACAAAATGCAGGCCGACTTTGATGCCTGGTACCCGCCCCCTGGCCTCCCCATAACCCGCGAGTCAGCATGGATGACATGGCAGGCCGCCTTTGCGAAGGGCCAGGCGCGCATAACTGAGGCTGCTCAGCCTGTCGGCTGGGCCACACTGCATCACGACGACACCGGCTTTGTCTGGCTCCACCAGCACGAAGTGCAAGCCGACTGCCAAGTCCTGCACACAAGGCCCGGCATTCAGAAACATCGGGTTTATATTTTACCGGAGGCAGAATGACCCTACCCTATGAAAATGCCAGCAGCGGCGGCAAGGCCCTGTCGGATCTAAACACCATTCTTACTAAATTCGGCTGCACGCGCTTTCCATGTTCTTGTTCCGGACGTCTCATCTAAATCCAGACCCATTATCTTGAATGCATCGACACTAAGTTTCGTCAGTTTTACTGCACATTTCTTTCCCCGAATTAAATGTTGTTTGTTGCGAGATTTCTCATACATTTCTAAACACTTAACAAAAGCCAGTTTTTGAGTGGTGATAACCATTAACTTCATGCGAAGTTGCGGCGGCATGACCCGGTAATGTAATTCTAGCTTTTCTTGCACCAAAGTTATTTCTAACAGTGCTTTCATATTTGGAACGCTTCTGACCATGCCTCTCAAATTTGAACGCCTGCTACTTTGAGTATCATATTCACCGATAAAAGAGGTTGAGAGATGCATAAGTTGTTGGATCTGAGTAGATACGAACTCAAGCGCTATACTGAATTCAATTTCGTCACGTTTAATCGCTCGCCTGTCAGCTCCATATGAAAAGTATAAAGCAACGATTACGGCTCCGACTGTGCCAAAAGCTGTGAGCAAATTCATAAGCCGCACTTCAAACTCCAGCTCCGTTTTGACCAGCAAGAAGCAAATTGCGAAGGTCACAGCCATTCCGCACACGAAATAGATCACTTTAATATTTCTTTCCATTCTTGCCCCCTTGTCTTGGAGGCATTTTACGTCAATTTACAAAATGAAATATATTTAATGTCCCTCCACCCCGACCACGTCCGGCGATGGCTGGACACAACCAAGAAATACATAAACCTGCCTCTGGCGGGTTTTTTATTGAGAGCATGATTATGGAACCAATAACAATGGACGTCGCAGCACTCGAACGTCTGCTTGTACGAGCAGCCCGTCTCGGCGGGGAGCAGGCCGGCAATATCGTCTTTGAAAATCTGGCGGTTTACAACAAAGAGGATGCGTGCAAACGATTGGGTATGAGTCTGCCCACCTTAAATAAACGGATTGCTGAACGTAAGATCAGATTGGTAGATGGAAAAATCACCGGCGCCGAAATTCGCCGTTACCTCAATCTAGCCTAGCCGCAATGGCCTCCACCGGCTCCCGGTAATACACCAGCAACATATCCAAATTCTTATGCCCGATTGCCTTCGCTAATGCCAAGATATCAATCTTCTTCGATAAATGGGTAATAGCAGTGGCACGGGAATCATGGAATGTGAAACCTGACAAACCCGCCTTTTTACGGTATTTCCGGAAATTGGAATCAAGCTGCTTCGAAGTCATCGGAAATATCCGCTCTTGATCCAACTCGGATTTTCGTACCTGTTCTAATATCCGGATTGCCTCTTTTGATAGAGGCACTTTTCTGATGCCCGCCTCTGTCTTCGCATCATCCAGCTTGGCGATCCGGCCGTCAATATCAGACCACCGCAAGCTCCGCATTTCACCGGCCCGCATGCCTGTTTCCCACGCGAACAAGAACGTGGCGATAACAAGTTTAGCAATGGTGTCAATTTTCCCCTCTTCGCTATAGCTCGTCACGAATAGCAATTTCTCCCTTTCCTCCGAAGTAATGATCCGCTCTCTATGGCGGCTTTCCTTCGGACGCGTCACGCCCGTCATCGGGTTCACTTTCAACCACCCCCAATCAGTAATAGCCACGGCAAACGCGTTATTCATTGTCGTCCAGTACCTAGCAACCGAAGATTGCTTTACCAGCCCGCCGCGACCATTCGGTCGCTCATACATGTCGTCACGCCAAGCAGATATATCGTTTTTGTTTACATCGCCGATTAATTTCCCCATCAGTTCTGGGTATCGGTTTTGAAGTACGTTGATCCGCTTGGACTCATTTTCGGCTGATTTTTTGTTTACTGTAACCTTTTTCTCGTATTCGTCCAACAGCTCGCCGAGCGTTATGCGCTTGGCCGGCTCAATGGCGTTCTCTGCCTCTCGTTCTTTCAGCCACTCCTTACACTCTCTCTGGGTCGGGAAAGTCGCGGACTGGCGGCTGCCACGATTGAAGTACTGAATTCGATAACCTTTCGCTGTCTTTTGTATGCTGGCCAT